GTTGCAATCAACTTAGTTTCATGACTGTCTGCGGATGTTCCTTCAAATAAAACTACACCTGTGCTTGAAGAATCAATTAATTTTACAAGTGTACTTAGTGTTGAACTATCACCTCCAAGTTGTGTGTACAACTCTTTAAAGTTTGCATTTATTTTAGTACCAGCACCACGTAAGGTATCTCCTGTACCGTCGTTTGCTGATGAACCTACATTTATATTTTGTCTTGTCATTTTAAATCCTAATAAGTCTATTTATACTAGAAAGATGAGTCACTTACTCTTCTAGCAAATATTTCGTTATCCATTGTTTCTAATACTATTGAGAAGTCTGGTGTTGCATTTTCATCACTATCTCTAATTGAGCTATCATCAAATGTAAATGAGTTTGGAGTTACCACTTGTCTTAAAGTGTGATAAGTTGTATTAAGTTGTGATAGAGTGATGTCTTGATACTCACTTACTAACTCATTTAAATTAGATCTAACATTACCACCACCCGAATCTATCAACACAGTTGATTGTACAAACGGTAATGAGAACACTGCAGTCGCTTGAGAAACGATTGTCGGTCCAGGTGATGAGTCTTCGATCGATAATGGAGCAGTAAGATTGAGAGAACCTACTGTATCTGAAACTACCTCGCCTGCAAAAAAGAATCCTGCTGGATGAACAAACTTTTTATACAACTCTGTCCATTTAGATGTGTCAATTCCAGTTTTAACTAATAATCCAAATGTTTGAAAAATCTCGTTGTTTTGCAAAAATTTTAATGAGTCAACACCTATTTGACTTGCAGAATCTCCAACATTAAATATTGACTCTTTACCATATTCAACCTCAGCAACTTGCTGAAAAAATAATCTAAAAAATTCTTGGAATCCAAGTTTAGTACCTTTATTTCTTGCTAACTCAGCTAGTCTTGTTATTGCGTATCTTGTATCTGTAAAGTTTTCACCTGTTTCTAATCCACCAGCAAGTTCACTTACAAGATTATTTAGTAAGTCACTAGGCGCTTCTCTTGCATCTTTCTTAGAAAATAATTGCCTTACATCATCACCAAAGGCATGTGTCCCATTATCTGAATCTAAAAAGTCATAGTATTTTTCTAAAAAAGTTACGAGAGTTGGAAACTCACTTGTATAATATTCTGGTAAAGCTTCACGCACCTTTCTTACTTGAAAGTTTTTAAGCCTTCTTTTACTATGATAATTAATAGACATTAAATGCTAACCTGTGTATTTTGAAAATCAAGTAAAGCTCTAGATGTTGAAGTCGATGTATCAATACCAAGAACATAGTTACGTAATGGTCTTATAGTATTTTGATTTGCTGGAGTAACCGTCAAAGATATAAAACTTCCATCTATTGCCGATGGTTTAAATCCAACTAAGCTTACTGTTCCTGTTTCTTGATTGTACGTTCCTACGTTATCGTTTTCAATAGTTCCATCAACTGATACGATTTGTATCTTTGTACTGTTTAATTTATTTTGTAGAAAACACTGTTGGCTGTTAAAAGTAAATCCTGATGAAGTCAACACTGGTAAGTCTGCAGCCGGTACAGAAAGTTTTACTGGAAATATAATATCGTAATTAAGAGAAATATTATTAGTAGGTACAAAGGTTTGTACCATCTTAACGTCTATCTTAGAGTTTAATATTGCAGGATCTAATGCATCTATGATTGTGAGTAAGTTTGATCTTCTAAAAACTTTATTAAACCTCTCTAAGTTAGTGCTGAAAAAAGTATTAATTCTTGCTTGAACTAAATTTTGTACTGACTGCGCAGTAGAGCTTGTTAAGTCAGGATCTAAATTAAAAGTAGTTGTGAGCTGTAAGTTTGATGTTACAGGATCAACAAACTCTGTTGTAATTGACATTACTGACATATTATCTGTTAAGTCGGTTTTTATTTGGTTTTTAACAGTTTGTTGAGTACTATCAGTAATACCAGTCTTAAACTTTAGTCCTACGTATACTCTACCATAAACTGCAGGAACATTATCTGCACCGCCATAAGATGTTACGTCATCTAGAAAAGCATTAAAGTTTGATAGTATCTGTCCTTTATAATCTTCTGCTGTGACTAATCTTCTTTGTGAAGTAAAAGCTATAGGAGCGTTTTGCCTTATAGATTCTATGCTTTCTTTAAACGCACCACCTGCTGCATTTGATTCTGTCACAGTTGTTATATTATAAGCCACTGAATTAATAGTTAATGTTGAAGACGGTGTAAAGGTACTGGCTGTATTAGCTGCAGTGCCTTGTGTTGATAAGTAGTCTACTATTACTTTATTGCCTGATACAGGAGCTTTTCCAGTAGTAGTTCCGTCACCAAATATTAATTCATAGAAACCATTAGGAACTTCTTTAATTTGAAAGAACGTTGAATCATTTTCTATTCTAACTGCTTTCTTAATATCAGTATACGTATCAAAGGTAGTAGATGATGCTGTAGGAAACACACGAACTCGAATAGTAGTAGTATCGATTGTAACGTCAGGTATGACATATATTTGTGTGTCACTTGTTTCACCTACAAAAAATGTTTTTGTTTTTTCTGTTCCTTCAAAAACAGGAATTCCTGTGCCACTAGTATCATTTAAAAATTGGTAAGTACCTGAACCATTATCGTTTGCAGTAAATGCTTCTCTTGTTTGAAAGGTAAATGAAGTACCATCAACACTTGTAGTAAACTGCGTGTTTCGTGGCAATATGATTGCGCTAGGTCTTGGTGTAGTAGTAATACTTATTGATAAGTTTAAAGCAGCTTCAGGTGATACAAAAGATCTTGGTACGTAGCCAAGTCCTTCTGCAAGAGCGGCAACAGAACTTCTTAATTGCGCAGTGTTTATAAATGATTCATTTAAAGCGAAGTTAGCATTTAAACCAGTAAAATGAGTATTATACGCTAATACATCCAATATGTTACTTAATCCAGATGCTTCAAAATCATAATCAGCAAATTCAGTTTGTTGTTTTAAAAAATCTTTTAATTTACTTTTTATAGTATCAAAGTCGAGTTGAGTTGATTTAATTGTTGTTGCCATTATCTTAACCTTGTTAAATCTATATTTGTAGTTACAGTCTCATTCGTGTTAACAACTCTAAATGTTACTGTTACTTTAATTTGATGCTGATCATCATTTACATTACTACTTATGTTAGTAACTGTTGCACGAGGCTCATATATTTCTATAGCATTAATTATTTGTTCTTCTAAATCTTCATCATCTATATCTGTATTAAGTGCAAATAATAATGAGTTTAAATTTCCACCAAATCTTGGAAGAAAAGGTTTCTCACTAAAATTTGTAAGTAATAAATTTTTAACTGCTTGTTTTACAGCAGCTGCATCTTCTTTTTTAAATACGTCACCTGATGGCTTATTAGCGAATGATAAGTCAATGTCCTTAGATGACTTTGTGCGAGAAGTAAGTATAGTTTTACTTCCTAAGTTTCCATCCTCTATTGAAAAAGCTCTTATCGGCATATTGTTTCCTTTGTTCTATTTATACAGTTATGTAGTAGGTAACGCTTCCATAAGCTCATTTGTTACTTGTGAAAAGTTATTATACCTAGTTTCAACTTCATTTTTATATGTCACAGTCCATGGAGGTGTTATTTCAGGCATTGTTATTATAATTTGAGCATTTAATGATCCATCTGGATTGTAGTTATCATAGTCTAAAATAAGCTTTTCAAAGTTCAGAGTATCTTTTAAGTATACAGCTAAATCAAATGTTTTTTCTATAGCAATCTCACCTTTCATATTAATCAATTCATATACAACTGCTCGACCTCTTGACATTAAAAAATTAATTCCATCACTAACATCAAGCTCTTCACCTTCCTCTGCTCTATATAATCCTTCAGCTACTTGTAATCTAAAGTCTTTAAACTCTTTAATAGCACTTTGTGAATTAACAGATCTTAAAACTCTTGCATGTAATGTATATTGTTTAGCAAGTTTTAATCTTACGTTATCATCAAGTATGTGAGTTAAAGTAACAGGATCACCAGAACCTCCTAAGAAAGTGGCCATGGTAATACCCGGTGCTAATCTCGTTCTACTTGTAATTTCATCTGCAAACACTGGATTAAAGTTTGGTTCAGGTAAAGCTTCAGTTGTTTTTACGCTTATAGGTGCACCTTTAAATCTTTCCATAGGCTTTTCTGGATTTCCTATAATAGTACTTGGTATTTTTAAACTCTTTTTGCCTGAAACAATTCTATCAGTTGTAAGTATAGATTGTCTTGTAAAGAATGGTGATAACACACCTTCAGCTTGGCATGCATTTGTAAACTTTTCGTTATTAAGTGCATTAGGATCTCTTAATCTAGATCTTACTTGACGAGTAGTTAAATCTGTAGTTGATAGCCCGCCGTAATGAGTTTTTCTGTTAAGCCTATCAAACAATCCACTAAAAGTATCAATAGCAACACGTTTTATAGCAACGGTAGATTTTTCTAATAATTCATTTAAGACTGAAGTTGTTGGCTCTAATGTATCTGAATCAGCAGCAGATGTAATAGTTACTGTGCCTTGTGCACTACCAGCGCCAGCTCCTAATGCTGTAGCAACTGCAGACTTTCCTGCCGTACTAGCATTACCTGATAAGTTACCATTAAATGTTGGTGCAGTCATTCCAACATCAGCAATCACACCTTGTGTAGCATGAACAGAAGTTGCATTAATTCTTGGTATGCGAGCTGTATGGCCATAGTAAACCATGTTTGTTCCACCTATCGTTCCGCTATCACCTAGCACTGCAAGTGAAGATGCAGTGGCATTTATACTTTTTGTTGATAATGAAACTTCATTTTCTGCAGTCATAAACAATGTACCACCAACGTTATGTGCTTCATCTTCTCCTACAAAAATACTGTTTGTTTTTTTAATTGTATTTGTACTATTACCATGTATGAATGTTGTACCATCTATGCCTATAGTTTCTGATCTACTTTCTATAATCTTTACTTCTTTACTTTTTCCTATATCTTGTTTGTAACTTCGTTTAATAGTTTGATCGACATCTCCATCTACTCTTAAATTATAATCACCACCAACTTCTAAATCAAAATCACCTGAAACTTTTAATTTTAAGTTTCCGTTATAATGTAATTCACCATCGCCATCAACAATAACCTTTTCGTCATGTGCAGTAACTCTTATTGTGTTGGCTACTGAACCGTATATCATAGTTCCATTTGCACGCATTTCTACGCCTGATCCAGTTCTGTGGCGTATCATTATACGTTCAGCACCGGGTGTATCATCATACTCTACGATGTGCCCTGATGATGTTTCTTTAACTTGACTGTTTGGATATATAGAAGCCGGTTCATCTTTCAATTCTAAATCTAAATCGGCGTTACCACCTCCAAGTTCTACGTTGGCTCTTCTAGTACCTCTTGCTTTTTCATTTACAGAAGGAGCATTTAAAAAAGATTTTTTAGGATACGCTTCGTTAGGATCATCAAATCCATTTTCTTTTTGAATACCTGACGGTACAGGTTTATTACTATTTTTATTT